GTGCGTTCTTTATTTCTCGACAATATACACCTCTCGTTTTATTGTGTTATAAATTTATACTCCGAAGAATTCTGTTCCACCAGCGCCAGCAACCGCAACAGATGCGCCGGCGGTCTCTACTCGCGCCCAATCATACTTAAGCTTGACTGACATTTCAGTAAGATCATCGGTATCATAACCCAAATCGCCATATTTAACTTCTTGGATCCATGAATTCCAAAGAGTCCAGGTTTCCAATGGATTTCCATCTGAGTCGATTTGAGTAATAATGATTGTTCCCAAAGCACCAGCGGCTTTAGCTTTTGACATTGTAGACAACGAAGTAGAATCCGTAGGTGGAGTATATCCTGATTGTACCACAATATCAGAAAGAGTTGCAGCCATGTCTGGGTCAACTGGATCAACTAATGTAATATCGACGGCATTCCAAGTTACTGAGCCGGGGTAGTAGAAAGTGTGGTTGAGGAACTTGTGTGTTGACTCTGCTATCGCAAAACCGGGCTTTGTACAAGTTTTTGCGTACCAAAGCATAGCGCCGCCCTGCGCTGCTTGGATACCTTGAAACTCTACCGTAAACCGAAACTTTCTTTTCGGATCTTTGAGCGTTGTATCTTCTCCAAAGTTTGTTGACCAAAATGCCATTTTATGGGACTCCTATAATCTATTCTTAAATAGTGCGATGGAGGAAAATCCCCCACCATTTTTAATCATCGAATGATGCACCGGTTGAAGCAATAACAAAGTCAATTGCAATGAATTCGATTGCTCTTGCCGGTTTAATCATAATCTTAGCGTAAAGAATGTTCTGATCGATAAGATCTGGTGTTGTGGTTGATTCATCGAGGATTAATCGATAATCGGTGATACCAAATCGTGTCTTAACATTCGCAAGGAAAGGTTCAATAAGTGACTTAAACCTATTCCAAGTAGACTGAACGTTCTGTTCAAATAGAACCTGAGTAGAAAGAATGGAAATTTGCTTCTTCAAGAAAATAACCAAACGTCTGACGTTAATTCTATCTAATGCAGATTGCCGCTCTTGAAGTGTTTTCTGTCCAAAGACTACGATTCCGCTAGATGGAAAAGAAGCAATCGGATTGATATTTGACTCATAAAGCGTATCACGATTCTTAGAAGTAAGCCGCTCTGTAACGCCAGTAACCGGGATTCCTGCTGCGCCATCAGTAAGACCGCCTCTATTAAATCCAGCAGGAGCGAACCATACATCTGACTTAGCTTGTGAACTCGCTAACACCCCCATCATCGCAACAGAAGGCGGAATCCAAAGCATTTGACCAGTATTGGCATCTCTCGTCTGAACCCATGGATAAAAAGTACAACCATAACTCGAATCGATTTGCCTATCTTTCAGATCAATGCCGCGTTGGGTAGGATCTGCGGCAATTCGATCTGCCTTGCTAGATTTATAAGCTTCATGAGAAGGAATATAAACGCTAGCCAAATCAATCATGGCTAATGAATCTGCACGTTCTTCACAAACGTCAATCATATGACCAGTTAGCGCATCATGAGTTAAGCCAGGAGCCACTAGAAGGTTCATATCAACAAATTCAGGATCTGATACAGTATCTATAGCTCGCTTCCATGTATAGAATCCATAGTTATTTGTATCTGTTCCACTAGTTAAACTAGCATTATATACCGGATCCGGGTAGATAATATTCCATCCATCATAGCCGCCCCAGAAGGGAGCAGTAAAGCTATCATATCCGGCATTAAGAAGGGTAGAGTCGGTTACAGCGCCATTATGGCCACTTGAGTTAACGCCGCGACGAGAACCAGACTGATAAGAGTATTGGCCGCCGGCGGAAGCAGAAATGTCATTCATAGAGAAAACATATCCATACGCACAGACTCCAGGTAGTGCGCTTGGGTGTTTTGTAGCATAAGTCGTTGGATCGTCTGGTATGAGCGATGTTGGCAACCATAGCCTATGAAAATCACCAACGCTAACATCGTGCGTTGTGCTTGTTGCAGTCCTTGTTGTCTGCATTCCAAAATAAGCCTTTGTTGCGTCCGTTAGGCCACCATCAGATGCCGATACACGAAGACGAACCTCTGGGAAACTAAGCGAGCCAGTACAAGCATTGAGGGTGCCGGCTGGATAGCCTATAAGTGGCGACTCCCGATATCTACTTGCGCCGGCAGCATGGGTGACGGGCCCGGATCCGGAGCAAGGCAACCCCATGTAAGAGGAAGTTTGAGATGTAGACTGACTCAAGTGAAGAACGTGCCTGGGCCTTGGAGGACCAAAATATCCAAATGGAAGGAGAAGAGGATCGGTTGCGCCAGCTTCTACATCGGCATTCATTTCAACATAAACAAATTTAGAGTTATTAGTATACTCACCATATGTCTTGAGCGCTCTCTCGGTTGAGTTCCAACTATTATACTTATCACCAATTTTTCTTGCAACAAAGTTTGGTGAAGTTGGATCAAGCGTACAATTGTCGAATCTTTCAAGTATTGATACTTTATTATCCGTATCAGAAAGACTTCTAATTAACACAGAGAATGTACCATAGTCAGTAGAAGTGCTCGTAGATTTCCTGAGCTTGGCAATCGACACTTTACAATTCTTATGAAGCCATTCGCCATGGCCTCTGCCTTTGAGGCGGAAAAGCTTTTGTGACAACTCTGGGTTAAAACTACTGGAGTGGCCCGAATCCTGTCCAATAAACCATCCAGCAACCGCCTCTCTAGATGCCTGTCGCATCGCATGTGGACCACTTGAAGTAGAGCCACTCAAAGCAATAGGAACAACAGTTGCAACAGCGGCTGCACCTACAAGGCTAGCATCGCGGACCGACTGTTCAAATGTTTCACCAAGCCAATATGTTTTAGCTGAAGCACTTGGATAAAAACCCCCTGGAGTTGTAGTCAACTGTGGATTTGTATTAAAGGCTTTTCGAATAAACAACTCTGATGTGTCATCAAAGTTAAAAGAAACCTGTTGAGTTCCATTTAACGATTCGGAAAGGGTTAAAGTAAAGTTATAACTCGAATCATTATTAACAAGAACCCCATAGCCACTACCAGTATTACTAGTCTCGCCGGCAACGTTGCCTGTTAACTCAAAAGAGGCTGATCGATCTGCATAAAAAATAGCAGCCAAAGTACCAGAGCCAGGTTGATTGCTTGCATCTGCTAATGATGAACTGGCAAACAGCCACATTCCAAAAGCGCCCCCATTTGGCTCATTTACGCCTCGGGTGATTGAGCCTGACTGATCTGACGGATTCTGAGTAGTCTGCCATCCGGCAACGCCGCCACTGGTACCATTGGAATCTTGTTGACCAAGAAGTCTTACATAAGTTACAGGAGCAACATTTGCTCTTAAAAATGCTTTTGCAGCATACGTACCATACATCGGAGACTGATAGTTACCATCACGATAAACATCTCCCCCTCCACTCCCAGGAACTGTATCACCAAACATCGTGACGAAATCAGAGTATGATTCAACCTTTACAGGCTGCATCGCCAAACCACGAACGGAACGCCCCACAACCACTGGCCCAATTGCATCTGCTGATTTGGGGACAAAAGAGTTATCAATTTCATTGATAAACACCCCAGGAGATACAAATTTAAAACTTTTAACTGACATGTTGTAAAATCCTCATTATTAATTCACTTAAATGATAGTGTAATCAAGAATAAATAGTATTTCTATTCTCAAAACGCTCTTCTTTACGGAAGAAAAAAGTCATCATTACCTTCAGGAACTATACTCTCTGAAGGAAATGTTATTTCTACTACATTTTCATCCACTCTTACAATAGGTCTATCGTCATTTTCACCCTCACCTATTAGATATCCTAACACTTTAATAGTAACTTCAGAACTAAACATTCTTACTTCTTCTGCGAGATTGTTAACATTATTACTATGTGTAAATCCTTGATCGATAAATGCTTCATATAAATGACCATTTCTCTTCATCGTAAAAGCATTAATCTGACCAGTTCTAGCCATGAAAGGCGATAGCAAATCATTCATTTGTTGTTGAAATTCTGTTTTAATGGATATTTTATATTCCACATTCACATACACAGGAATAGGAATTGACAAACTCTGTATAACAACTTTTTTGTTTACTCTTGGAAAATACTTTTGCATTGAACCGGAAGTAAAATTTTCTTTTCGTGTATTGCCCACAACAGCAAAATTTCTTGTCTTATCCTGAACTATTTTTTTTGCAATAACCATGCGGCCTATTCTGCCATTTTTATCCTTTGAATATAGGTGAGCCTGAAAAGAACCCTTTCTTGCTGGATCTTTTGTGATACCTGTTCTCTCTATTGATATCAAGGGGAGCTTTAATGCTCCGGAGTCATCTCTAAGTTCTCTATTGTTTTTAATTTGATATGCTCTCTCGGGCGCTTGCCATAAAACAGGCACAGCCTTCCACCCTTCGTTTGTTCTGGCTTTCATATCTAAATCTTCTTTTAACCACGACATTATAGAATAATCGATAGTTTCGATTGTAGACGCCAGCATACCTACTTCACGAAGATGATAATCCCCAGGAGGCATCATAGCAAAATCAAAGTTATCAGGTAGCATCGAATAGTCCCTTCCTTGCTCGCTTACAAATTGCAGATATCTCAAAAATATTATTAACTTGCCCGAATAATTGCTTATTGGTGGATAATTTAACTATCTCATAATAGTTATCACCATATAAAACAAAATCACCTTCGCGAACATATAAATCTTGATCCTCTTCTAATCTTCTTTTATGGAAATGTACATTAATCTCCCAAGATTTATCAACACCTGCGTTCTCCATATAAGTCGTTGAAAATTCAGTAAATTCAACCAACGCATAAACACGCATTGGGGGCAAATATGTTTTTTCTATTGCTTCTCCATATAATTCATGAAAATTCGTTGTCTCCATATCAATAGAATAATATAATATCTGCTGCCCAATTACCTTTTCTATTAACTCATCATTAACTTGTTTAACTAAATCACGTTCTTTCTTTCCCAAGAACAGTGGCGGTGGTGGTTGTGCTGGTCTTTTCCATTCGTCTGACATTGTTTATTATCCTACAAAAATAGGTAACGGCGACTGCTTCAAAGTGTTTGCTGCAGCATCTGTTATTTCTGCATCCTTTTTGACAAGTTCCGAGTATTCCATCTCTTTCAGAATTTCCATTAATTTATCTCTAAGTGTTGTTTGTTCTTCTTTTGCTTGAGCTAATAATTCTGAGTGGTTTAACGTTACGCTTTCTCCAGGGATCGGAATAGTAGTAAATTTGCCTCTAATCTGCCCTAACATCTCTTTGCACAAAGCAAGGGCATATTTTCGAATCCATTGTTTTCCAATAGCATTAATATTCGCATAAGGTATATTATCAAGAGGCATTGTATTGACATTATTAACCCCCTTAATGCCGGCTCTAGTGCTATCTTCTTCAGACCAAGCATCAGTTTTGATATAGAACCTAACCCATATTTTTTCTCCGTCTGAAAATGCCCAATCACTAGGATTGGGATATAATCTCAATTTATTATTAATCAACTCATAAGAATAATGAGATGTTCTGGTATATATCGAATCTTCATACATAATAGCTTGCATTTTATTTTGCCAAGTTGGAATAATCTCAAACGTAGAGTCATCAGCGAACTGGCCATATGTCGAATAATTTCCAACCACTCCTACGCCCCCATAGTACCCATAGAAGCGCCACATAGCCCGTGGAGACTTGTAAAAAACTTTTGTGACATAGACCCTGTTATGACCAACTTTTCCAGCATAAGGAACAGCGTCTCCAGAATCATTAACCCCAGAGTCTGATGAACTTGTAATGATAGCTTGAATATCATAATCTTGCACTAAGTCTGTTGGTTGAAAAGAAGCAGAATATTCACGAAGTGTTCCACCAAGCCCAGCTGCAGTAGTTACACCATCGCCAACATTCATGGCATATGTAAATTGATATCGAGGAAACGTTAAATTAACTCCACTGGGTCCTGTTAATAAATCGCCTTTATGATTAAACGTGCCGGTAGTCGCCCCCAGAACACTAGAAAGTGTGTTTTTTCCATGATGGAGATTAAAAATATATGAATATTCTAAAACTGCCTCTTCATAGGCTGCATAGACATTTGATGGTGTTAATTCGATATCAACAACGTCACCACCAAGTTTTTTATACACATAATTAACTTGTAGAGATGCTCCGCTTAAAAAATCACTTGAACCAGTATAAATACCAAATGGAACTGCTGCAGCTACCAAATCATAACTACCCGTTGAAGTTAATATAACAGCACTTTGTGTAGACTTAGGAGTCAAATTTGTAGGCATTATTAGTTTTCCTCAATTATTCATTAAATAAATAGTATTTTATAAAACAAAACCCCCAGATATACTGAGGGCTTTAATATCAAAGCGAATTTTGATTAAGTTGTTGACTGATTAGCCTTTTTACTAGTCTTTTTTCTTGTGGTGCTGTCCGGTGTTTTAGCTGTTTTTGGCTTCGGAGAGGCTTTTGGCTTTATTTCAACTTTTTCCTCTTGTAAGACAACTTCTGATTCAGGCGCAACTTCAATAATTTCGACTTCTGGCTCTTCCGCTCTGCTTAAGTGCTGTACGCAAGGATGGTTGGCGTGTTTCACTCCAAACTTCGTCCTTGCTGACTTTAATCTTCTTTTCTTTCCCATGGTAACTCCTTGTTATATAATAAATAGTATCATTTTTATAAAACGAAAATCTCAAAAAATTGGTGGCGAAAAAAATTCGCCCCCATAGTTAAAAACCATCCTTTTATAATCGTGTTCCTGTATCGACCTATTTCAACGATACTAGGAGGTAGCTCAAAGTCTACCCGATAACTTTAGTGTGAACTTTAAGTTCATCTGTAAATAGTTCTATAAACACGAAAGCCTTCGTCCGAAGACGAAGGCTTTACGTTTTATTTGGCTACTAGTGTTTAGCTAGTTATGCGCCTGCCTCACCGATGAGGCCTCTTACGATAACTAGACCATACATATCAGGCCGAACCATCTTTTTACCGTAACGAGTCATCACACCCTTGCGAGGTACGAAGTCTTCTGGTCCAAAGATAGTGGGGGTAACTTGTAGTGGCACATAAGGTGCGTATACATATCCAGATTCAAGGAAACTGGATCCCCGGCGACCAACTAATATGACGTTACGAAGGAAGTAGGGGTCTACAATCACATCGAACTTCTTAGTTAGAGAACCAACCTTGACGGCACCAACGGTACCCTTGTCATCATCACCAGTGATGCTAGCGCGGAATCCAGCGGTGAACTCAAGGATGTTAGCAACTTCAGGTCCGCAGACGATGAAGTTAGCACCACCCCGCAGAGTCTTGCGGTGGATCTGGGCTGAAACGTCATTAATGGTTTCAACAAGAGTCTCATACCATTCACTAACTGTGCCAGTGAAGTCTGGAGCAGCAGAGCTAGCACCAATTTCAGCACCAGTGGTACGATTCAAAAACAGACCTGGCGAACGTGACCAGTAGTAAGTGCCAGCAGTAGCACCTTTAATAAGATCTGTAACAATCTCACGATCAATTTCTAGAGCGATTTGCTCAGAAAGAATGCCCGTAAGCTCGACTTCAGCATCAAGGTTGTGATAAGCGTTTAAGTCTTGTCCCAACTCTGGCGTCCACTTAGCTTTCAACTTTTTGGTCATTGCGGTAATAGCCACAGAATCGACTTTGATATCGATTTCTGGGATATTTTGGTTATTTTCCAATCCCCATGGCGAGTCGCCAATAACAGCACCAACAGCGCCACCTGCAATGAAATCATCGGTAATCATCCAAGATGCCGAGACGTTTAGAGCAGTATAAGCAGCCCCACCAGCAGCATGAGTTGAACCAGTAAGAAGCTGTTGCAACTGAGTCGCAGAAGTTCCACCATCGTAAGATACGAGAACAACAATAGCGTGAGTAGTAGTTGAACCAGTAAACCTCGTAAGGCGCTTAGCCTGAACACCAAATACTCCAGCTGAACCCGATGAGGCAATCTTGGCCATACCGCCGTTTCCAGCAGCACCAGAAAGCACGATTGCGGATAGATTGCGATTACCCGAAGAGGAATCGAAATCAGTAAGATCGCTCATTAGAATACGACCGACTGCAACGGTTGCAGTACCAGACTGAGATTCAAGCTCAGGATCGTACTGACAAAGCTTTGGAACGTCGCCAGCAGAGGAACTATACACACTTGAGGTAATATAGGCTATTGTAACGAGGCCAGATCCTGTTGGAGACGAATATGCGTTATTCAAGCTATATGGACCTTCTTCGGCGTCTGAACCACTAATGGAAACACCATCCACAAGCCCCTTGGCTACAACAGAACCACCCCATAGTGACTCTTCATCACCTTGCGGATCACCATATCCTAGACGTGGAAGCCCTGCACCGCTTGTTGAAACAGTGAAGTCTAGGAAGAAGATGAGTCCACTTGGCAGACTCATCGGCTGAACGGAAACGAGATCGTTTGCGATCAAACCTGCGAATACCCTACGAACGATAGGGAACGCAACAGCAGCAAAACCCTCAACATCGCCGCCGGCCATAGTGCTAGCCTCGCGAAGAAGTTCTTTTGCTTGATTTTCGAGAAGACGAGCCATCGTTTGACGACCGCGGTCCTTGTCAAGACCCTCTAGAAGTCCTGTCTTCTCCCATTTATTCAATAATGCGTTACCTTCAGCACGCATATCACGATTAATAATACCTTCAGTTAATCTTTCTACAATACCAGCCATTTTTAAATCTCCTTTTTAATGTTTAATTCCGGCTAACTTTCTCATTCTATCTAAGAATGGGTCAGTTGTCTGTGCTTCTCTGCGAGATGCACGAATAACAGAGGATGGACGAGTGATAGCTTCGCTCAACGATTGCGGGGCACGTTTAGAATGTGCCGGCGTTGCGCTTTCTAGTGTATCATATATTGTCTTCGCCTCTAAAACGGAAC